TTTTCTGTCAGTGCTTCATCCTGCGTCAGAGGCATACATATCTTGGATGCTACCGCACTGGCCAGGAGGTTTACGAACTGCATGGAGAAAACTGTCGGGTTCTTTTCGTCGTACACATAAGACAGAACGACATCACTGCCCGACTCAGAATCGATCATACAGTATAGCTCTTGGCCGCTTACCTTCCACTCCGTACTGCTACCCTCTGGCGTAAGATCAATAGGCTGTACACAATCATTGGGCAAAGCATAAGGATACCACCCATCAGGTAAGTAGTTGCTGGCTTCGCTAAGCTTGGTCAGTGCCTTAGTTCTGCGAGCGAAAGGCCAAGCGAACTGGCTGAGGAGATATTCACGATAGAAGTCGTAGAATACGTCACACATACGAGCTCGCTTGTTGCCTTCATCGAAGTCACGAATCGAACCCTCACCTATCGCAGCGAGGGCTAGATTACATATACTGATTTTTGATTGTGCCATTTACTTAGCCTTGTCAGGTTTTGCATCAGGGTCGCCAGTACTGCGTTCACGAGCGTCAATGATTTGAGCTACAATGGTGTCTTTCTTCTTCGCAGTAATATCAACACCAAATGCGTCTTTGACTGCTTTTACTGCGTCAGCTCGAGACCACTTTGCTGCTATCAGCTCCTCAGCAGATGCAGTAAGGAAGTCCACCGCATCTGAAACAGGCTTAAAGTGTGTCGGACACTTTTCAGCTTCCACTACCTGGCCAGGGTTATAACGACGATTCATGCCATCAAGATTGATGTAACAAGGCGTTTTGCATACGAATTTCATTCTACCACCTGCTGGTTAATTGCCTCTGCGAACAACGAGGTCATGTTGTCTTGTTTAGCAAGCTCAGGAGCCTCAGCAAACGCCAAGGCGATGGCGTTGAGTGCGTCTACCACCTTCGTCTTCTGAGCCGTTACCAAGCCTACGAAGTCATCTCGCTTTATAATATCTGCTACTTTTACACGTGCCATTTCGTACCTCAAACCTGACCAGGAGTTACCCTGGCCAGGTAGTTAAGATTATCGTGCGGTCTGGGCACTATCAAGGATAACCTCAATAGAACCATCAGCGAAGGTTGCTTTGATGAACTGCTTACATGCAGAGGGCAGATGCACCTCGGTAACCACATCAGCAGGACAAGCGACAGTCATAAGTGCGTCAGCTGCAGCACTGGTATCGCCGGTGGTGATATCCACTGTGCCGGCTGCGATGCCAGTAATTGCCAGATGAATCTGACGACCATTGCCATGAGGGAAAGCGTTCCCTTCGGAATCCAGACCAGGGTCGCCAAGATCAAGGGCTGCACCTGATGCCATTTCGAGTTCTTTGTCAAGAATAGCCATAATAATTCTCCTTATGCTACAACGTCTTCTGTGGCCAGAAGAGCGTCACTTACTTTGATTGGAATACCAGAGATGTTAACCTGGTTCTTAACGCCATAGATGTCACCCATGTTAAGAGCGAGGTTGCTCTTACGATACATGGCTTTCTCAAGACGAGATTTAACCTGACGGTTCATGTAGATACATGGACGACAACCACCAAGATTCGGGATTGCATTAGTTGCATCCAGCATCGCATCGACGATGTTATTAATCGCATCTTCATCGATAATTGCACCAACTTCCACGTTTGCGATACGAACGATGTAGCGCCAGTCTTTAACTGCAAGACCCTGCTGAATACGATAATGAGTGGCAAGGCCGCGGAATACACCACCGTCGGCATCACGACAGTCGATCTCACCAAGGTCCTGACGTTCAAGACCTGCAGGGGAGCCCTTAGGATAGATACCGAATACGGTATTCTCACCCCAACCGACCAGCCAGATAGAGGACTGGGCACCGGCGGTGGAACCTTTAAGATCAAGAACGTGGTCCATGCCCTGAGTATTCGCACCAGGCTTATTCGCAGGCTGACCAATCTGGTCGTAGCGAGGAGCCAGACCAAGGAAGCCTTCAGGGGTTGTTACATCAGAACCGTAGAAGAGCATATCAGCCAGCTGCTGATTCAAGCCTTCAAGGAAACGACGATCTTCATTCATCCGGAATTTTGCCACGTCACGAGACATTCGGGCCAGGACAACGTCACATTCTGCGCGGCCTTCGAGCAGACCCAGTGTTTCAGATACCTGAGCCGTGGTGCCTTTGACTGGCTTAATACCATAATTCAATTTACGCCAAGTGCCTTCAGGAAGAGTTGCATCCACCACATGGGTATGTGAAGAAGTCTCATTCGCTTCATAGAAGGGCATGTCGTCCAGGATTGGGTTTGTCTGGGTAAGAATCTCGCCTACAGGGGCAAGCTTTCCGCTTTTGTCAAGTTGTTTGGTGAGCTCTGCCAGTGTAGGCCAGCCACCAGTTGGATCATAAGCCATTATAATTCTCCATTAAGATTTTGGGGCTTGGTCAGGATACCACAGATGTGCAGTCTCCTTCGGTTGCCCTGTTGTGTTTATCGAGCTTTCTAAGAACCCTCCTTCCTCCATACGTTTACCAAACTGGTAAAACATCTCAAGGATACGAGGATCATTTCCTGCACCAGACTCATTAAGTAACTGTCGCAACTGGCCAGAAGGGTCGATCAAGTCCCTGCCACGTTGTGCGAGATTGAGATTGGTCTTTGCTGCATCTCCCCAGCCTTCGATGTGCTTTACTCCAGCATTCCGCAGAGCTTCGTTCTGAGCTTTAGTGCGAACACTATCGAGCTTAAGAACTCCTTCTGCCTGCTCTTGAGTTAAGTCCATCTGGTTAAAGAGCTGTCCCAGCTGAGGTGCTACTCCTTCTGGGAGTTTATATCCATCCGCTGCAGGAACGACGCGCTCGACAGCCTGTGGCTGTTCGCCTTCCGGTTCTGCTGGAGGGGTTTCTGTTGATGACGGTTCTGTGCCTAACGCCGATTCAGGCGGGGCCTGGGGAGGTGTTTCAGGTGGTGCCTGTGGTGGAGCCTCTGGCGCAGAACCCTCAGTTCCCTGTAACGGTGCTTGAGTTTCTTCAGTCATTTTGCTTTCCTATGGTCTAATAATAATGTTGGATAAATATTCTTATCCGCCTCTTCTAACAGTGCTAATACATCTAAGCCAACAGATCGACGCCCTTCGAGAAACGCTCCCTGTGAGTTTCCTGTGAAGGTTGTGGTGTACAATCCGCACATCGATAATACTTCCCAGAGAAAAGATTTTCCGTATTTTGTTTTTGCCAGCTCTCTAATTTCGCCAAGAAGCCTTTGACGCTCCATCTTGAACGCTCTTTCCTCTTTCTCAGTCTTTCGTCGCTGATCCGCATATACGTCCTTCATGTTACATCATTCCTATTTCTTGAGCAGTCTGCTGTGTTTCAAGCTGTATCTGCCCAGCTTCTGCCGCAGTCTTACGTGCTTGTGCATCCTGCAATCCTACCTGTGACTGCATTCCAGCACCCTGTACCTGTGCCTCAGCCTGGCGCTGTTTAGCTTCTGCCTGCGCTCGCTGCTGACGTCGAGCTTTGACTTCTTCATCAGGTCTCAGTATACCGAGATCAACACCTGATATATCGGCTATTTTACGAGCTGCGGCATCGGCATCGATATTGTCCATAATGGTTGGGTCAAACTGTGCAGCCTGGCCAAGGAAGCCCATGAAGGTATTGATACCGTTCATAGCGATTCCACGCTGTGCTGTCGCCAGTGGGCTGACCATGACTATTTTGTAGTCTCCAGCCATTTGTTGTAGTTCTGGAGGGAGTGCCGGAAACAAGCCTTTCCGAAGCATAATATTGAAGCACCGCTCGAGCATGGGTTGGAGAAATTCATGCTGCAGGCGTTCAATGACCGGGCCCAGACGAAGCATCTTTTCCTGCTCCTGGACGTTAACCTGCGTCGCCTTAAGGGGTGACGCATTAGGGTCTCTCGCAGCCGTGAGGAATATGTCATTGAAAAAGTTCCTCTGTATACGTTGTTCTACTCTTTCGATTGCAGCGCTGACGCCCTGGAAATCAAAACGTACATTCTCAAGCGGTGTTACCACCTCATTAGGATTAGAATAGTAATTCGTTCCACCAGGTAATCTGTTAAGCTTGCCCATCATACGGGCTGGCGCATTTACAGGAGGGTCAATGGCCTTGTGAGTAGCCATAAGAAATGCCTTTTCCATTTCCTGTAAGCGTCGGATATGGGGGAGTGCACGAGACCCAGGGCCAATTCCGTATTCGTCGGAACCAATCGTCCCCCATCGCGCGACCATATAAGGTAACTCATAGAACGAATCCTTCTTTAAAAGTTGATTTGTGTCACTACCAGATGGCAAGGATTGATTGTTCACCTGACCAGACATCTGATAAACCACTCTCGTAAACTTCTTCTGGCCAGATAGACGAGTAATCATCTCGATAAGTACCACGTTCTGTACCATCGCTCTGGAATCATTGTTCTTGACCAGGAGTTTGAGCTCGTCTGATGCATTCGGAAACATTTCCACAACCTGCTTGGGGCTGCGGATAATCGTTCTGTAATGTGTATCAGGTCTACCTGTTGCCGAGGTGCTAAACGCATACTCACCAAAGGTCAAGAGCTCGAATCTAAACGGTGTTTGGTCTGTCCCAGAATCCTCACCGACATAAACATCACCTGTACCAAAACCAGCATACTCGATGTAGAAGCTGTTAATCACACTGTAAAAGTTCGATGCGTGGAGCGAAGCATTCAGTCTGTGATGGCATTCCTGCAGCCACTGCTTGAGCGGTTCAAACTCATTCAACTCAGGCTGTACCCACTCATGCTTAAACCACTCCATGCTCGGTGAGGTTAATCCACCGTGCATACCTGATGTGAGTACGTACAGAGCGTCTTCACCAGCAGTGTTCACGATCTTCTTCGTAGTCAGCTGGCGCTTGCGAGGCTTGCTATACGTCTGATAAATTCCACGACCTGGCAACAGGTAATCACTTATGAGACGTGCTTCAGCTTCCCACTCACTGCGCTCATTTCTGGCTTCCTGATAACTGGCCAGAGTACGCTGGTAACTTAATGGGTTAACTTTCTGTGACTTATTTTTCTTCATCACTTACCGAGGAGTGAGGTGTTCATTTCAGTTTCTTCATCTTGATCAGTCAAGCTGGAGTGTATCGTCGAGCGCCGAGTCTTATCGTCGGCAGTTTCTTCAGCGTAGTCTGCCTTCGCTTGGGCGTCCAGTTCTTCCGTCGCTGCTGACCAATCGACTTCTTCAGCAGATACTACCGCTGGAGCCTCAATCGGATCAGGTATCGCAACTGATGCAGGTTCTTGAGCTGCCATACTCGACATCATCATCATCATCATTTCCATCATCCCTGAGTCGTCAGTGGTGGTGGTCGTAGTTGGTGGTGCTGTGGTCGATCCTTTACTTCCCATGTTATGCTCCTAATATACTGGTTCCAGCTCCGAGAGTGTTTTCTTCATCCATTAAGGTGGACTTCTTAATAATACCACCACCTGCGTTTTCTTGTTCAATCTGACCAGAGTTATCACCAGTATCTGTACCAGCACCTCGGAATACTGACTGGGTAAATCCCCCAGAACCGTACGATGCAATGGAGCTATCAAGGTTACTCTGATCTGAATCTGACCAGAGGTTGGCGAGATAGTCTGATATCCTCGTGGCTTTCGTCTCATCGGACATGGAATAGTCTACGCCCATGAGTGCCGCGTTTGCCTTCTCTTCAGATATCTGAGAATTAACGTAAGACGTAGAGCTGCTGAGCGCGTCCTGGTAAGCAGATATGTTACTGTTTCTCGTAGCGACTGCATCACTGATCGAAGTACCATCTGAGAGATATCCCATCGCTGTATCCCAGTTCCAGTCCTCAGCGGAGGTGTCGGCCACCTGCCAATACTGTGTGGCCTCTTCCCAGCCATCGTCTCCCCACTGCCACATTCCACCATCGTACTCATAGGCGTCGTCACCGTAGCCCAGAGTAAATACCTGGTTGTCTCCGAGGGAGCCAAGCTGCGTACTTACCGTATCGAATGAGGACGTGGTCGAGGAGTTACCGCCTTCGTTCCACAGTCTGGCATAATACTCTTCCTGAGTTTCCTGTTCTTCACTACCACCCATCATGGATTCCATCATGCCAGCGAACATCTCGTACTGCGCATTCTCAGACGCCCAAGCGTCGTAACCGGCCTGATTCGCCTCAGCATATTCTGGCTGCGAGGCATTAATCATGTCCATTGACTGGCCTTGACTCGCTGCAGTGTATGCGTTCTGCCCAGCTACTTGGTTCCAGTCTGTGCTGGCTTCCCCTGTACTTCCCATCAGATTAGGTCCTCATCGTCGTCTTCATCTATTAAGCTTGTACTTGGCGCCTTCGTATATCTATTTGGATCGGTGCTCGGTTCAGTTTCTGTCTTAGTATCTGTATCTCCGGCGTCGACTGGATCAGGTATGTGGTTACCCCACTTATCACTACCAATACTCTCGTAATACGCCTGCCATGCAGGATCATTCGCCTGATCTACTTCGGCTTCGTTCTTCATGCCAAACGCATTACTGCCGACAATATCAGCCAGCCAGCTATTACCAATCGAGTACCCATCGTGCTCGTCACGATAATCTGAGCTTACCGTAGACTGGAACAGAGAGGCCGTCGCATCGGATATCGGATCAGCCTGTATGCCGAACGCATATTTACCGAAGGACCCAGCTGGGTTCATCAGCCAATCTATGCCAGTAATTCCTTTGCCTGACTGCTTCGTTACACTACCCATTATGTGCCACCGATATCATACAGTCTTCAGGAACGCTGTTAACGAGCATTCCATGGTGTAAAATTCCTTGTTTTTTAAAACCAATTTTGAGGGCGTATATGCAGGCGGGACGATTCGTGAGAGGAGTTAAGCCGAAGACTGCATCTATGTAGGGGTTTTTAAGTATAAACCTCAGGGCGAACCTGCCGATCTCAAGGCGTTCTGGCCAGGATAGGGTCGGGTGCGTGCTGAAGTGTCCCTGCACTGCATGACCTGTGGCGTTTTCTAGCGTGAACTCGCCCAGTATATCGTCACTGTTCTGATCTACCACCATGAACATCTGCTTGCCTATGCGCTTAATGACATCAAGGACGTCTGACCAGGTGGGTTCTACGACATCTGAGAGGCGATACTTGAGCGTATCGTGTGAGTACATCTGCTGAAAATACGTCTGCACCTGGTCCTTATCTAGAGAGAGCAGCGGAGCAACTGCCAGGTTGCGGAGCCTTTCATCAGGAGACGAGGCGAAACTAGAGTCTGGACCAGGTGCGGGCGCGTTCATACAAACCCTCCTACCTGCTTTTCGTAATTTTCCATATATGTGAGTGGGTCATATTCTTCCTGGCCAGAGGAGACTAGAGTGAGTCTGCGTACCATCTCTGGCGTCATACCTGCATCTCTGAGGCGTTCTGGCAGTATCGGTGCTTCTTCCTGTGGTTCCGTGTACATCAGTGCTGCTGCATCAGCCAGGTCCGTGGACCGGAAGCCCCGTTTGAGCAGAGACTTCTTGCCTTCCAGCTGCATCAACCCTCTGTCGTTAATCTCGAAGGTCGGCGCACTGAGGTCCCGTATCAGCTCCTCGTTATCAGGCACCTTGGCAGGCCGTTCAGGGTCGCAGATATGCCGTTTCATTCTGTTCCAGATTTCGTCCTTCTTACGATAACAGAGCGTATCGTAGGTCTTGCCACCGAAATCCACCGGTATTACCCGGTCTTGAAACCCAAGCTGAAACAGCCTGGACCAAACCGCTTCACCTCTGCCAGCATCGACGAAGCACAAATCGATGTGGTGCGTTCGTATAACCTCTGCACACCGTGTCGCGAGGGCCATGGGATCAATCCCTTGAAACACTTCGGGTTCTGACCAGTTACGACCTTGGCGCCTCATGATAACCGCCCTGTCACCACGCTCCGCGAAGGCAGGATCAACACCCATGATACGCATGGCGAAGTTATAGTCCTCACTGGCCAGAGTGGGTTGGTTGATCGCTCTCTGTATGTTATCGAGCGGAATCAGTGTTTCCTCACTCGACGCAGTCCAAGAAACATAGAATTCCTGTTGTATCAAGGATTCTGGCATTCCTGCATCACGTTCATCCTGAATCTGCTCAGCAGTTGGATAGCCTGTATCTTCGCAGGTTAACCGTTCATGAAACCATTTTTCATTGGACTCAGCCATCTTATACATATCGTAGAAGTGATTGAGTCCACGTGGGGTTCCGTTGAACAGTGCCCAGCCACCGTTTTCAGCCAGTACTGGCCGCATGAACTGCCAGATACCGGGTTTATGTAGAGAGAATTCAGTAAAAACGATACCCATAGGATTCGTTCCAACGATCGCATCAGGGTTATCTGAACCAACCAGCTGAATCAAAGAACCATTCGAGAGCCACAGTTTCATGGACTGATCTAAGGTACGTACAACAACTTCCTTTGGTATATAATCACGAAAGCGCTGGCCAGTACCATCGGAACCTTCCCAGATAATGGACCGAACTTGATTTGCAAACGGCGCAATATACAGGTATAAACCTTTTCGTTCTAGTGCTTTTGCTGCCAGAATATTGATACTCGTGAGGTCCTTACCGTTCCTGCGAGGCCAACATGCCACAGCGCGGAGCCCGCGTTTATTCTGTAACATATAGTTCCACAGGGGCTTCTGATAATCCCTGAGGTCTAGTATGGGTAATTTGACTTCAACGGTCATAAAATTCACTAAGGTATGGTATTATCCTCGGCCAATTGTCTTCAAGCCAGCCTATACGAGTGTTACACTGTGTACACAAGAGACCGCGCACCTGGCCAGAATAGTGGCTGTGATCAACGCATGCTCTCTTGTGTGTCATGCCAAAATCTGCGCCACATACGTGACACAGTCCCTTCTGAGCATCCATCAGGGTCTGAAACATCCTTTCGCTTATACGATACTTTGACCAGAGGGAGGCCATATTCGCCTGGTGCTTTCGAGCAGCACTTAAATCTGGACGGCTCTGAGTACCACAACGTGGCGCAGGGTCTGGGCCAGTGGTTGTGGTTGTGGTTAAACCCTTCACTGTACCATATTTGCGATGTTTACTACAACCTGCCCTGCCCCGTTTTGATCCTTCAGAGCTTCCTTAAAGGAATCGGCCAGGTTGATCGGTTCCCTCTCCTGGATACTGGCCAGAGTGGTGGCAACCGTCTTGAGTTTGTTTGCCATCTTATCATCCAACGTGTCGAGGGACATCGTCAGGTCTAGCAGCTTCGCGAGGATTTCCTTTTCGATCTCCGCGTACAGGGCCTGATTATCAATCTGCCTGAACATCGAAATTATGCTGAGCTTTGATCTGGTCAGCTTTTCGAGCTGATCCGCAAACTGCTGCATATCTTTCGTGTCGGGCATCGTCGTGGGCTCAAGACGGCGTTCCCACCCCTTTTCCTCGATTTCGTATTCGAGGTTTTCCAGGGGGAATCCGTACTGCCGGGCTAACTCAGCCGGTGATTTTCCCAGGTACGTGTAATCAAACTTCGCTGCTTTTACTGCTGCAGGTGTAATCATAGTTTTCTGGCCAGGGAAAAGAAAAGGGAGCTGCGCCAGTTAGCACAACTCCCTTCACATGTTCGTCTTAGCTTTGTCATAATAATTACAATTACAATTACAGTCTCTCAACCCTCAGTTGCTCTGTGCGGCCTTCGGGGACGTTGAATTTAAACAGTAAACCTGATCCTCAGATCTTAATAACATTATTACACGTTTTCACGAAAAAGTAAACCTTTTTTATAAAAAACATATGCACAAAACCGACCTAGAATCATAAGCGATGGACTTTTTTAAACTCGCTATTCTAGGTAGGTGAGGTCTCGCTCTCTCGATTTTAAAAGGAAAGTAGTATAAGTAGCTACGAAATAAAATAGTCTCATATACGTGATTTAAACACTTAGGCGTTTGCCTAAATAGGTCGTATCTACGACCAGAAGTTCCAAAATTAGGGAAAAATGGATGAGAGGACCTTCAGTCGGGTTTGGCTGTTGTATTTTTCCCCCGGGCACCCCCTTCTTTTGTTCATGGGTTTAGCCACACACCGACTGATAAATAATTAGCTAGGTGTGTTAGGCTATTATATAAACCTTTACAAAAGGAGACAAAGTATGAGATTTCAATTGTTAATCAAAATCACGAGCCTTGAGGAGCTGAAGCTCTACGAGGATCATGAGATAGTATGGCATGATCGTACACCGTATGCGGTTGTAAGATGAGTGCCCCAATCACATTAGCATTCCTATTAGGCATAGCCGCAGGAATGTCCATCTACATATTCTAGGAGGATATGACATGAAGGATCTTAAACCAGTTAAAGACGCAAAACCGCAGGCATCAACACGAGGTGGAGCAGCAGCAGTTGATAGATTGTTAGCAGCTCTTGAGGCATCGCCTAAGATGGCGATCAGTAAGAGCAAGGCCGTGGAGACGCTGTATCCTGGAGACAATAAGTCTCTTGGTCAGAAACAGCATAGCCTGGCCAGCGAGGTCACGTATTGCTTTAGCAAGCGTGACATCAAGGTTGAGTCCTTTGAGGATGCGAAAGGGTTCAAGCAGCTTGGTGTTAGAGGTGTCCGAGCCGAAGGCAAGGATGGTGAGAAAGGGATGTGGATCCCAGTTCAAGGAACTCACTGGAATCCCTAATCACTAATCGTTAACAACAACTGGGGTCCACGATGGGCCCCAAGGAGTTCATCATGACAATAAAGGAACGTAGTCACCATGTACATGAGTTGGTTAAGGAGGAGGAGGAGGGCTTCAGCCCTTCCTCTTTTTTTTTTTTTTTTGGTAAAACCCGGGGGAAACGAAATAAGTGGTGTCCCAGCTACGTGACATAAGTAAGTAAGACGTAGCTCTTGCCCGCCCACCCCCACCACCGCCGATGCCGGAGCGGCCCTGTCATTCACCCAGGGCTTTCACTCATACTCATGCGACTCCTGGCCAGAGTAGCATCAGCACCTCCAGCCCAGGGCCCGGGTAACGATTTCACAGACTCTCATACCGAGGCCCGAAGAACCGAGCAGCGTCCACCTGTCCAGGGTGAGCACCGCCTGCGTCAGCGTCGTGGTATGAAAGAGAGACAGAGGTCTGGCCAGAGTGATTTGAGCAACGGGAGGCAAATATGCTCCGAAATGTCTTACATTCCTAAGTTACAACTTAAAAAAAGCTAATGATTTTAATAGGTTATATATAAATATATGTAAATATGTATGTAATATTAATATATATATATAATAAACGTATTTTGGGGCTCTATATATAATAGAATCTGGATGACCCCCCATATCCGCTTTTTATATAAAAACATATTTTAATAATGATTATTATAATCGCTGTAACTTACTTAAATCATTACGAAAAAAAAAGAGTTTACTTTCTATATTAAATGTGCTATATTAATAAATACAAAGTGAAGCTTTAATTAGCTCTTTTATTAACCCTTATGGAGGACAGAAATGACCCAAAAGCGCACCCATAAACTGACACAAGAAGAGATAGATGACATCATAAAACTCAACTCATACGGTTGTTCTCACGTATCTATCGCCAGAAAATATCAACTAAGTGTAGCGGCAGTCCGATACCATTGCCTGCGACGGCCAAAACATGATGAAGATCGCCTCCTCAACTTGGTCCTGCAATACGGTCACACACCGGCAGTCAGATGGAACGAGGAGGCGCTTGCAGCATGACAACAAAATCAAGCCCAGGCACCTCAAACACAAGTCCAGCTCCCACACTGGCCAGTAGATGGAATTTCAAAGAACTTCCCCACTCTTTAAAACAGTTAGAGCAGTGGAACCCTTGCTACATCACTGGCCAGAAGGATCCGAAAGGAAATATAGTTAAAACAGCTAAGAGGCCAATTGGCGGGCCCAAGAGCCCATTTACGATGAAGGCATTTAAAGACCTTCAGACCTCCCTTGACACAACCAACGACCAGCACTTTGGTTTCTGCATTCTCCCAGACGATGACATAGTTTGCGTCGACGTCGATCATCTCCCCAGTAATTTCACCGAAGACGACCTGCCAGACCAAATCAGGATGCTTATTAAAACGTTCCGTACTTATGTTGAAGTGTCCCCATCTGGCCAGGGGTTGCATATTTACTATCGCACTAACAAGGACCTACTGAATCATAGGAAAGATCAGGATAAAGGTACATTTGGTTTTGAGGGTTCCGTGTTCTTACGAAATCAATTTGTAACCTGTACCGGTCATAAGCACCCACTCTCGACAGATGATATTGAAACGATTGCAGTTGAAACCTTTGATCGAGCGGTTCTCGCGCCAGCCAAGATTCAAGCGATATCTTCGGCGCCTAACCAGCGTGGCTTGTCTGTACCGAACTACGCCATCAAAGATGTAGAACGCTGGCTTACCAAGATTCCTCCTAACCTCTCTGAATCGTCATTACAACCACTTCTCAATCGTGCATATGCTCAATTCGATCCTCCCATCTCTAATCCTGATGACTATCTCCACTGGCAGTATATGGCGACTGCGACACACTATGCAGCGGCCAATCTTGGTCCAGCCCATATTGCTGCAGGCGAAGAATTGTTTGTCGAATGGTCTCTGAGGGGTACCAACGATGGTGAAGATGATATCCGTGCGAAATATCGTGACTGTGCTCCGAAATATGATGGGCACGACCTCACACACCTCACCCTCATCCGTCTGGCCAGCTCAGTAAAGATAACTTGGCCATACCCCGTAATGAAGACCGTGAAAGAACAGACAGTAGTCACTGATGTGCCTGAAACCAGTAACATATTAAATTGGGAAGCGTTGTTTGACCACTACGAGCTCGAACTCAGTCAGAATGAAATTAATAAACAGTACACGGTTACAGCACTGCCTCAGATACAGGATCGATACTTTAAGACTCGCCCTGGTACCTACGAGTCTAAGGAAGCGATAGAGTCAGCGCTGTTGTATTTTGCCCAGGACTCAGGGATGTCTAAAGCGAAAGCTAACCACGCTACAGCTGCCGCGAAGTGGTGGATAAGCACAGCCACTGAAGTGTTTAACCCAGTAAAAGACTGGATAGATAATGCGCCTCCGCTGCCTGCCTCGCAGCTCGAAGGGTGGTTTCAGGCACTGTGGGAATCCATTGAGTTGTATCCACATGATCGGTATAACGAAGAACTGTACCGATCATACCTCAAGAAAAATCTCATGGGAGTTATAAGAACCCATTACTACACTGGCCAGTGGAAACAGACGACGGGTATTGTAATATTACAGGGTGGTGAGAAGTCTAGAAAATCGAGTTGGTTAGAAAGTCTGCTCCCGCCTGAACTCCAAGACTACGTGGTCAATAGTCAGGCACAGCTCGATGGAAACGCAAAGAAGCTGTCTCTAGAGGCTGGTATATGCCAGATATGGATTAAGAACGAGATTGAAGCGTTTATGGCTGGAAGTAAGTTCCAAGCACACAAAGACGCTGCTCTGAAATCATTTCTGGTCGATAGCCACGATCTGTACAGACCGTTATTCGGACTGGTTCCTATAAAAGCACCTCGGAAATGTATATTCTTTGGTACGACCAACGAGGAAGAGCTCCAGATGTCTGGCAGTGGCAACAGGAGACTGCAGATTATTCCTGTGAAATATTGTGACACGTCCATTTTCGACGATGGATTCCCCATGGTCAGGGTATATCAGGAACTGCTCGAAGAATTTCGTAATACGCCGCTTGATAAACAGCCAGACCTGTGGGTTCTCACAGACGAAGAAGAACGCCTTACCAACGAAATTAATAATGAAGAACGAAAAGCTGAGTCTGCGAGTGATACCGTAGTTAAAGATGTATTCGATTTCACAGCACCCTATGATATTTCGCCCTATTTGACGGAGCGCGGTGTCATTAACAAGAAAACCATATGGAAGCTTAAAGATATAAAAGCAGAAGTATCCTCACGTACTGGCGATAATATTAGCCCCTCTCAGCTCAAACACGTATTAAAGCGCCTAGCTGGCCAGTGGACGGGGACCGTTAAGCAGTTTAGAACTGAAGGCAATTGGTCCATAGAAAAGGGCCTAGCGAAGTGCAGAAGCAAAGGCAAGGTGGCGTGTCAAGGTTACTTGATGCCGCCCATTATTAACCTGTTTGAAGACTTAGATAGCCAAGAAGTAAAATAATGTAATTCTGTAAAATTACAAAATTACATAGACCTCCCTCCAAATCCTGCGTCGCATGGCGTCATACAGCGATGTGACGCAGCCTCGTCATTTATCATTTTCTCGGTTTCTCGGATACCAGTAAAATTATTTTTAAATCGGTGTATTTTATTATTTACAGTTTTTACCATTTATCTTAATATATAATTATTAAAAATAATAATTTTTGATATTTAATAACTGATAAAAATAATAAAATGATGAAAATGATGAAATTAAAAAACTTGAAAGTTGTAAAAAATGCTGAACCAATGCAGTCTAGATCAACAAATAGATCAGAAGCACAGCACAGTCCAGTTAAAGAAGTACAGCTCAGCTTGTATGAGAAATCAAATCTGTATGACAGAATGTATGAAGCTAGAGTTTGGAAGGATGGCAGATTGTTTGGCTACAGATCAACAAAAGCTGAATACTGGCATGACTCAGAGCAAGCTAGAAGAGAAGCTCATAGACCTGTTAACAAAGAACGTATTATAGAGCTACTTACTGGCCAGTCAAAGCCAATTAACAGACTAAAGGCTGGTGAGCTGAAGAGACAACACCGATATTGTCTCTCAGATCGTCTTTATAAACAAACATATGGAGAGGACAAACCATGACAGCTGATCTAGAAAGTTTGAAACGAGGTGTAGCACGTGAACTGTTTGGTATCACGTTACAAGAAGCACACCTGCAGAGCATCTGTATTAAATGCAAGGACCCAATTGTCAGTTTCGTTGATCATATATCAGCGAAAGAATATGGCATATCTGGCCTGTGTCAGAAATGCCAAGATGAAATATTTACAGGAAGAGCGTAACATGACAAACCATGACACACCAGTTATTATTAGAACACGTAAGATAAGCATACTTGGCGTACCTTATACACAAGTATGGGAAGATAACTCCCTGGCCAGAGTGGTACCTACGTCAAAACAAGAATTGAAGGCACGGCCACCAGTTAAGGATCCATGGAAACACCTGTGGAAACTTGACGAAAGCGAAATATAACGAGCATATGCTCATAATCAGAAGGAGGACACAATGTCTGACAGAAAAAGAACACCGTATGAAGAAGCAAAAGACCGTATCGCTGTACTTGAATACGCGCTGGAAGAAGCTCGTAAACAGATCACGGTGCTTAATACCAAACTGGACGTAATCCATCAGGTTACGTCCATGCCAAACTAAAAGGAACCAATATGGGCAGAGTAAGTCAAAAAACGAAAGACGATCTGAAAAAGTTCGTCGATGAAGTTATTTCTAGAAATTCTAGAAATAACTCTGACAAATTTATTCGGTCAAATCGACCAAATAACTCTGAGGAACTTGACCAAGGCTAAGTTCGTGTTAAACGATGTAACCAATAAGGAGAACTAAGAAATGACAAAAGCCCAGCCTTACGATTTATCCTGGATGAAGAACTGCGTCGTATGCTCAGACGCGGTAACAAGTGCCATGAAGGACTTAATTGCTTCAGGCTTAAACGAAAAGATGGCCTCTGAGAAGCTTGAGGCTGAGGCGACTAAAGTATCTGGTGGTATCGTTGTTATAACTGCCGGCGCTATTAAAAGTAGGTATAGAAACCTAACTGGTAAGAAAGTTGATCGAAGACGCGTCTGTGAGCCCCTCTTGTCTCCAGCAGAACGTCATGCCACAAATATGTCTAGCGTTAAGAGCAACTACGGTTTATCAGAGTCTGAGTTACAGGAAATGATGAACCAGCAAAAGGGCCAGTGTAAGATATGTGGCGCTGATTTAGGCCTGCTCGATAAACGCAGCTGCATCGATCACTGTCATACCACTGGCCAGATAAGAGGATT